GCCGTATTGTGTGCAAGATGCACCAAGTTCGTCGTAGTTTCCGTAAGCTCGCTAAACGACGCATCAAGAACCTTCTTGCCAGAGCCTGTTAACAGGTTGTCAAGTCGGTTAGTGATTGACCTAAGATCCACGAACCAGTCGACAACGAATGAGAACGGAATCCGTTCCCAAACGAAGCTGGCTGGTCCGCTAGAGCCGAACCTAGTCATGAGTTCATTAAGCCCGCCTAAAGCGGACGAACTGAAAGCAGGACGTCTCGTGCCCTTAATTACGATGGTCTTAACACCGATCTCACCGCCTTCTCGAGAGAGATAGCGAGGACCGATGCTAGTATCATGTAATGGATCCCAATTCCCTGTAAGAGGACGAGTAATACGCGCTTTCATTTGAAAGTGCATCTTCTCGACCTTTCCTTCTAATAGTCTTGCTTTCTTCAGATCAGACTGAATAGTCTGAACTGCTTTTCGCAATTTCTTGAAGTCGGATAACAGGGGAGCTATTGCAAAACTGTAGTAGAGGAATCCCCCTGCTACATTACCTACCAGATTCCTGGCATTGCGACCAACCGAGCCTTTACGGAGGAACCTTTTAGGGGATCCTCCATTATTGCCTAAGGTAGAGACCTTAGTTTCGATTGATTGCAACCTAGGGATGATATCACTAGATTCAACAATATTAAGCAGGTTGTCAACCTGATTACGATTGAAGAAACTATCGAATGAATCAGCAATAAATTGCTGATCAGTTCGTGGGTAGGTGAACGTGTACTGATCGTTGCCCATCGCCTCAAAAGGCGGCGGGCCCCAACCAGCTGCACCATTCCAGTATACCCTTGGACCTTGATATATATCGAGGTTTGGAGGTACGTCAATCACGAGAGACGATATTGTGGCCATCCACCGTATATCTTTCTCATGAGTAACTTCTTTTGTGGAACGGGATGAACTTATGTCATCCGTCATATCAGAAGTCGCCAGGAGCGAGTAGCCGGCTGGAGTAGGTTGA